GGTGAATTATGCTGGCAAAGGCGTAGAAACAATATATAGTACCGGCGTGCTAAGGAAGTATGATAAATCAAAATCCTCAGCTGCAGCACATAGCCTTAGCAACGCAATTGGTGCTGGAACGCTCCCATGAGTTCCAGCTATATGGTAATCCATATCAGAGCTAGTAGTGTAGTTTAATTCTCGGCCTGGCAAGAAACGGTCATTACGTTGATATGGTAATTCTATTTCTATAACCGGGTTTTCATTCAACACTGTAAACTGAGCTCCATCGTGCATGGGGTTTATAGCAGCACTATATGCCATATGGGCATCAGAACCGTCATTAATAGCTTGATTCACATTAGCCCAAATAGAAGTATAAGGTGCACGCTGACACCATCCCATAGCAGATAGAGTAGTGTGTGTTCCAACACCGCCAACGCCTGTTGAATTCCATATATATTTCCACCTTATTCCACCACGACGACATACATAACACGCAGTAAAGTAGTTCATCATGGTCATTTCTGCAAAGTTAAAATTTGTAGCATGTGAGGTATTCGCATATAAGGCTCCACTAACATAACCTCTTGATAGAGGAAATGTTGAGAGAACCCATCGATTGACTGCAATACCAAGAGGAACTCTTAATACAGAACTAAAATTATAACGCTTCAACAACTGTCTTACAGAAGTCACAGGGTCGCCATGAAAAACTTCGGCATTGTGATCTTGTAAAGAAAGTGGTTGGCAGAAGGAATAAGTAGGATTCTTAGTTGGCTCACCACAGCCATCTAATTCACCAGATTGGAGTACCACCGGAGCAGGCTCGGGGGCAAAGGAGTAAGATAAAACTCCTGTGTCTTGCGGGCTCATCACTTCAAAATCACTCCCAGCACTAACAAATACATTGATAGAGATACTGGGATTAATTGCAGAAGGAGCCGTGAGTTCATTAACAACGGATACACTAAGTATACCATTCTCAAAACCTGCAAGACTAGCTTTCGCACCAGAACCTATGACATAAGGCAAAACAGAGGTGGTAGTAGAAACTTGTAAGTAGGGTTGAACTTGCCCCCACCCAACTTCTATGGTAAAATCTTTACATTCAGCAATATCAACTATTTTGCTATAGTTAACATTATATTCTGTAGCAGACGTACCAGTAGAAGAGGGATCATACGAGAATCTAAGTCTACCTTTGTGAAAATCAGAAGCGATAATTTGAAATCTAAAACGGAGTGACCCACGCCAAAATCTAAAAGGTACACAAGCATACGCCACAGGGGACATGTGCCATTCGGTACGTGTAGGATTTAAAGGATCAACATCTGTTGTATATAACATAGGTGTTACAGCGCTACTGAAGAGAAATGTATCAACGGGGGACAAATAATCGTAGTTAAAAGTAGTAAGATAAGATTCTCGTTGAAAAATATTCATAAGATTCATCTCATCTACTCCAGATAAACCACATACGCGAGAGTCAATACATACCTCTTGCTTAACATCAAAGGTAAGTTTTGTGGAGGAATCAGGTAAGTTTGTATTAGCCACATTACCACAATAAGTCGGCCGATATGGTTTTATTGAATCCAAAATAACAGGACGGGAAAAACCAAATAAACGAGCAACCTCAGCTAACCTAGAGGTAATAAGCTGAGAAGCTTTGGCATACGGAGATAATACAGGGATGTTCTGTGCCAAAGATGATAATCTAGCAATGGTGTTAAGGGGAGCAGAC